TAGTCAAAACAGAAATATTTTTCATATTTTTATCCATTAAAAATGCAGTTTTATCGTTTTGCCCGATTAATTTGCACAAAAAGTGGTATAACTAAATACATAAATTATAGACTAAAGAGGTATATATTATGAGGAAGATTGAGAAATTGCTGATCGCAGCAGGAGTAATTCTCTTTGCCAACTACATAATCCACTTGCCAATGTGCGTGAAAGACTATGCCAATAAGGATTTTGGTATATACTCAACCCAAACTATGCACAAGCATTCAACGCTTACTATGAGCACGGTTTTGAAACCGGCGTCTAAATCTACGCTCAAATTCTACATTTCACCGCACAAATCAGATTTTATCTTTGACTACACAAATAATTTCTATGCGATCATAAATATTCCAGTCTATCTCTGGCAGTTTGCAAGGGCGAATATTAATCCATGTGTCCTGTTTTCATTGGACTTACGGAAAATATGATAAAAATAAATGTTCGAATGCATATTTTCTACTGTCCAGACATATACTGTAGTAAAGTTTCATTCGGGAGGGTTATTTATGGATTATAAGAAAGAGATTATAAAAATGATAGATGAAATTGAAAGCCAAAAGATTTTGCGTTATATTTACCTTATGCTACTCGACATTCCGAAACGATATTGGAGGTGAAATAAATGTTTTTCAAAAGAAAGAAAAAAGTAAAGCCTTACCACGTAGATACATCGCAGAAAGGCTTTGAGTATGTTGGCATTAAATTGACAGAACAACAATTCCAAGATTTATGTGATCTGAATTTTCTGTGGATAGAAAATAAGAACAGGCAATTGTCACCGGTATTTCATATTCTTGTTCTTATGAAAGTACTAGGTTTACTGCCACCCGAAATGATAAATGATAGCAGCAGAAATAACACTTCCAACGACTACTGTAATGATCGCAAGGAATTGCTTCAACGTAAATTTGGCAGAATTAGAAACTGATTCTTTAATTTGTTTGCTTTTATTTGTGAATGCTTCGTGATATTTTTTCATTCCTAAGTCTGTAACATGTGCATCGTATGTTGATTGAATTATATAGTGCTTGTTTTTAAGTGAATTTAAAAACGGAAATAAAGATAAATCATCACAGTCCAGTTTGTCACGAACACTTATAAGCATAGCATTGCGTTCTTCATCCATGCATTCAATAATTGCTTTTAATACAGTTGCTTCTGATAACATAACGTACCTCACTCACTTAAAAGATTAATCAATTCAATAACATGTTTCTTTTTGGCATCGGACAGCCCGAAGTATTTCTTTAATGCATCGGACAGTTCGGTGTCTTTTCTTATCTGTGCAATCAAATGTGCAGATTCATCGGAAAAATCTTGTTCCGGCTCTTTCCCTGTCATCAGATAATCTACAGATACGTGAAAGAAATTTGCGATTTTTCGCAAGTTTTCAGCATTAGGAGTACTTTTATCCAGTTTACTTGCGTATCCCTTTGCGAAACCACATTCAGTTTCTAACGCATTTAATGAAGTTTTCTGTTTTTTACAAAGTATTTTAACTCTTTCTCGTAATGTCATTTTTTTGTTTCCTTTCAATTCTGAAAAAAACACAAAAATAGTACTTGACATTCTGAAAATATCGCTTATAATGTAACTATCAGTACTGAAAATATCGCAACAAAATAAGGACATAAAGAATGCCCAAGTTTATTTTTTATGATTTTGTGTGGTAGCTTGATTATAGAATATATTCAGAGGTATGTCAATAATGTTGTGATATTTTCAGCAAAAATATGAAAGGAGGTATCGAATGATGATTTACGACAAGGTGAAAGCCTTGGCAAAAAAGCGAAATGTTTCCATTCGCAAAATCGAAATAGATTGCGGATTTTCGCAAGGTAGTGTTTGTAAATGGAATGAAGTTTCTCCATCTGCCGAAAAAGTGAAAAAGGTCGCTGATTATTTAAAAACTTCGGTAGATGAAATTTTGAAATCCGATTAACAAGAAAAGGAGATATATGAACGGATTAATATCAATTAATTACGATGGCGAACAGCCTACAGTATCAGCCAGAGAGTTACATAAATCTCTTGAAATCAGTAAGCGATTTTCAGCATGGTTCGAAACGAACTCTCAAGGGTTCATTGAGAATGAAGATTACACCAGCGTACTTACAGGTACGGAGGTTCAGAACAATGGCGGAGTGCAGATTAGAGAATTGCAGGATTATTCTTTATCGGTAGATATGGCGAAGCACATTTGCCTTATGAGTAGAACTGAAAAAGGAAAAGAATGCCGACAGTATCTCATAGACCTCGAAAAAGCATGGAACACACCAGAACAGGTTTTTGCCAGAGCATTGAAGATGGCAGACCGGACGATTGCGAAGCTGAAAGACACAAATAAGTCTCTTGCGGAGAAAATTGAAGCTGATAGACCGAAAACAATTTTCGCAGATGCTGTGTCTGCAAGTCATACATCAATCCTTATCGGTGACTTGGCGAAACTTATCTGCCAGAACGGATACCAGATAGGACAGAAACGATTGTTTCAGTGGATGAGAGACAATGGCTATTTGATGGTTTCTGGAAGTTCACGAAATATGCCAAAACAGAAATACGTTGAGCAGGGATTATTTGAAATCAAAGAATCTAACGTTCAGAATCCAGATGGCTCTGTCAGAATCACACGCACGACAAAAGTTAGTGGGAAAGGGCAGTTGTATTTCGTGAATAAGTTTCTGGGACAGGAAACTGAAAAAGCAGACGGTGATTGAGAAAGGAGTCATAAATGTGCTGAAACAGTTTTTAAAAAGATTATTTGCACCGCGGATTGTAAGAATCCCAGATAAAACAAGAGTAATGTGCTTTTCAAAAAATGGGAAACAGTACTTGAAAGTATTCAATACAGAAAACGGTGCAAACATTTGTTTCCAAGTGAAATCCATCGATTATGCAAACAGCGATTTTAAAGATGAATACCACCCGGAAACAATGTTCAATGAAATCGAAAGTGATCAAAGCGTTACGATTTTGAACCAATAGGTATAATCGTTACATTTCGAACACTTAGGGATGGTTTTACCGGACTTTACAGTTCTCTTAGAACCACAGTTATTGCATACAAACACTGATGTTTCAGAAACTTTTTCACCGGACTGATGAAAACCATCTATATGTGGTAATAATAGCAAACTTTTATCTCCTTTCGATTTACTAGGCATGGCAGTGCCTGTACTTACATTATAAAGAGATAAGAAGCCAAACTCAACAGAAAGGAAGCAATATGACGGAAGAAACAAATGCATTACTCAAACAGATTTTAGAAGAGCTTAAAGCTATTCGGAAAGAGATTGTACCTACAAGAACAAAAAAAGTAACGCACACGGTAAATATTGACGGGAAGACAATTACCGAATGCGTTACAGATGGAGTTAGTTCTGCAATCCAGAAATCCATTCGTGATACTGACGAAGCAGATTCATAGCGATTGAAGTAGACAATCACATCGAAAAAGAAGATGTGGCTGCAATTCTTGGAATTGATTCAAAGAAAAGAAAGATAAGTAAGGTTTGGCTCCACGGGTACGGCAAATACCACGCAGAGCCGCGTATCTAACTTAATTGGGTAAGTTAAATACAGGCAAAGTATAACATACCTTCCTGTATTTGAAAAGAAAATTTATACCAGGAGGGCATTTTTTATGTCAAAAATTACAAAAAACACCGATAAAGTAACTAAAAACCAGAGCCTTGCAAGTGAAATTATTGCAGAACAGTCTTTCAAAAACAAGAAATTGGAAATGGCTGTAATTGCATTATCAGTTGTCCTGCTTGCAACAACAGTGACCAGAAAGAAGTGAGCGGAATGCGCAAAAGATTATATTTTGTAGGAGTGATGGCACAGGTTGGAACATTTTCCACGATTGCATTATTACTCTGGTGGATGACGAAAATGGATGTACTTAAGCTGTTCTGCATAAGTGCGGTGGTGTCTTCAATGATATCCCTTCCTATTTTAATGCAGATAGAAAGGTGGGTAAACGGAGTTGAATAAACTTTTAGAAAACAATCAGGCAACACTGATTGGGACAATTGAATCCAAGTTTGAATTTAGCCATGAAACATATGGAGAAAAGTTTTACACAATGCAGGTATCGGCAAAACGACTGAGCGTTACAAAGGATATTCTTCCAGTTATGGTATCCGAAAGGCTTATTGATGTAACACAGGACTATACCGGAGAAATGGTTGAAGTTTACGGACAGTTCCGTTCTTACAACAAGCACGATGACAAACACAGTAAATTAATTCTCTTTGTTTTCGCAAGAGAAATTAAATTTGCAGAGGAAGGTACATATCACACCAACAATATTCTTTTGGACGGATTTATCTGTAAACCGCCAGTATACAGAAAGACACCAAACGGAAGAGAAATCGCAGATATCCTTCTTGCAGTAAACCGTCCACATGGAATATCTGACTACATACCGTGCATTTGCTGGGGAAGAGATGCCAGATATATTGGCGGCTGCGAAGTTGGAGATAACATTCTTTTGCAAGGAAGAATACAGAGCCGAGAATACACAAAAAAAGTTGAAACTGAGGTTGAAAAAAGAACGGCTTATGAAGTTTCAGCATATTGGTTGGAGGATAAAACAGCATGAAAACAGTAGAATTGAAACAGCTTAATATTGAAAACTACAAGAAATTTGAGTCTGCGGAATATCAGTTTGCACCACGAACAATGGTGTCCGGCAGGAACCGTCAGGGTAAAACAACATTGATGGACGCATATTTTGATACGCTGACCGGAAAGCTTGCAGACGGTACATCTCCGAATAATGTCAGAAAAAAAGAAGGCGGAGAAGAAGTTGAAGGTGTCGTATCCAGAGAACTCACACTTCTGATTGATGGAGAGGAAACCGTGATCCGTAAGGAAACGAAGAAAGGTAAAACTTCTAGTACCACAAAATATCAGGTTGATGGGTTTGATTACAACCAGACGAAGTATAAGGAATTTTTAAAAGGAATATCAGACTCAGAAACCATTATGATGTGTAGCAATGCCAGAGTATTCCTTAATGAACTTCGAAAATCAACAGCAAGTGCCAGAGCAATGCTTGAAAAGATGGCAGGGTTCAATGCGGATAAAGTATTACAGGACAATCCAGAAATTTCGGAAATCATCAAGAATCATTCTGTCGAGGAAGTTGTGAAAAAATTCAACAAAGACAGAAAAGATATCCAGAAGAAAATTAGCGCAAAAAAGGTTGAGATTGATACCGTAAAAAAACAAGGAATACCAGACGCAGCAGTTCTTGAAGAAAAGAGAGGACAAGTTTTAAATCATTTGATTGAGCTGAGACAGAAAGAACAACGGCTGAGTGATTCTGGAAAAGCATATGCTGAACTTTCCTATGAAATTGTAGGCCTTAAGAAGTCCAGAGATGCGATCATTTCAAATGCAGCAGAAGCATTACAGGAAGAAAAGAGAAAAATCGTTTCCTTATTAAATGACAGACGATTCAAGCAGAAACAGGAAGAAGACAATCTCCGTGTTCTGGGAAATTTCCTTGCTACTGCCGAAAAACCGGAACGTATTCAGCAGAGAATTACGGTTTTACAGGAGAAATATAAACAGACGTATGCGTCCACATTTGATGAAACAGCTTTAAATGCCATACAGAACGAAAAATTTGATTCTGAATCAGCTATTTGCCCGACCTGTGGACAGCATTTGCCAGAAGAACAGGTTGAACATCTTAAAACTGAATTTGAACAGAAGAAACAGGAAAGAATCCATGCAGAGCTTGCAAAAAAAGAGCAGTTTAAAGTAAACAAACAGCAGAAACTTAAAGACATTACAGAAGAAGGTAATGCCGAAGTAGCCAGAAGAAAAGAAGTCGAAGAAAAGCGTAAGGACATCGAATCGCAGATTGAGCAGACAAAGAAAAATATTTCTACTCTGGCATCTGAGATTGCACAGAAAAATCAGGAATTAGAGAAGCTTCCGTCAGAACCAGATATGCCTGAAAATGAAGAGTATCAGGCAGTTGTAGCAGAAATCCAGAAGAAACAGGAACAGCTTGATGGACTGACTAATAATTCTGAGGAAAATGCAGCAGTTCAGGCAGAAAGAATGTCTGCCGAAAAGGAACTTACAGGAATCGAAACAAAAATTGAGATGGCAAAACAGGCAGTTCAGAAACAGACAGAAACGCTCGAACAACTAAATGCGGACAGAAAGAAATTAGGTCAGGAAGATTCCGATATTCAGCAGAAACTTGACATGTTGAAAGAATTTTCCATCAAGAAAAATCAGGCACTTGCAGAAGCTATCAATCCACTTTTCAAGCACTTTCAGTTTCAGTTTTTGGACTATACGCAGGACGGTGAGCCGGTGGAAGTTTGTAAGATGATTTGTGACGGAATCGGATATTTTGATGGATTGAATCACTCTGATCAGATTCTATGCAACATCGACCTCGTGACTGGATTGCAGAAATTGAACGGCTTAAACTTGCCAATTTGGGTTGATGATGTTGAAAGTGTGAATGCTGACAGAATACCAGATACAGGCAGACAGATGATTTTACTTAAAGTTTCCGACGATGAATTAAAAGTGGAGGGGATTTAATATGGCGACAACTACATATAACATTCCAGAAGCAATCAAAGCACAGGACTGGTACTGCAAAACAAAGATATTACCACGTTTTGCACCGGGCAATGGCATCTGTTGGTCTTGCCGCCAGAATATCTATTCCGAAAAAGGACGGACACGGTACGGAAAAGAAACACACGGGTATTCCGTTGAAAGTGCAGCAGGGCAGTTGATTACGGGTTGCCCGTTCTGTAATAGAAGTTATTGCGAGTAGTAAAAGTACAGGGAGGGGAAATATGCAGTTAGCAACTTGGGGAACATATAGATTTAAAGCCGATGCACAGAAATGCGCAGATGAGATCATGGAAATCTGTGATGAATTAGAATCAGCTACGCCACAGCAGATTCTTGACAAAGCAAGAGATAGCAATACTGAACTTCACAAGTGCTTTACATGGGACGATACCGAAGCTGCCGAGAAATGGAGAGTACAGGAAGCCAGATCGGTTGTAAGAAATCTTAAAATCGTTGAGGTAAAGCCAGATAAAGAGCCAGAGCCGACAACAATCAGAGTTTTCTACAAGACGGATAACGAATCTGGATATAAACCAACAAAGTTGATCTTGAAGAAGCCAGACGAATATAAAGCACTTGTGGAACGTTGCAGGAGTGAACTTCTGGCAATAAAGCAGAAATTCCAGAATATCTCGGAATACGAAGAAATATGGGAAATGATTAATTAAATGTCAAAGCTGCTACTGTGCTGATATTCCTACAGGAGTAGGAGCACAGAACACAACAACGCACAACAAAGCACGATACAGCACAATAGAACAGCATATTATGCAAAACTTTTATTCTTGTAGGTTTATGAGTGCAGTAGCGGCAAACTTCCTACGTTGATATGCCTGTAAAATGGGCAAATGAAATACATCACACGATAATACAGAACACAACAAAATAGGTTAAAACAAAATATTCGCTTAATTTTACAGGTTTATGAGCGTAGGAAACCACAGCATTTATCAGTCTGCATAAGCGGAAGAATATGAAAGAACAAAACAAAACAACATATAACAGGACAAAATATTTCACTTATGCAGAGTGACGAGTGTTGTGAATGCTTAACAAAAATAACGTATGAAAGCATAGGGCATGACAAAACAAAATAGCAAAATATAACACAACACTTCAACGGAGAACTGTTTTACAGGCGGTATAACCGTCAGCACAGAATATGATACTACATTACAAGACAGGACATAACATGACGAAACAAGCCATGACTCTTATATCGTCTATAAAGCAGTTCTCCAAAAATTGAATTTTGGGTAGGTGGCATGATGCCATCAGAATAAGAAAAAATACCATAAGACGGTACAGAACAGGTCTCTACATTACATTACAGGACAATTCATGTTACCTACCGAGCATTCAACACAGATGTATTTAACTGGCAGTAGAATCTGCCAAGCACAGAAGATTATATCTTCGCACAATATAGAACAGCATACGAAAGTACAATATAGCACATTCTATTGTCGGCTAAGTGCATCTGAAATTTGCGTAAAGATTCAAGCGGGTTAATCCGCAGGATACCATAGGACACCATAGAATACCGCAGAACAAAATAAATCAAAACAGCATACTACATATGTATTTATTGCAGATTAGTCCGTTTGAGTGTTTGCGCAAACAGAAACTATAAATCAAATCATAAAATTTTGGAGGGAAAACATTATGGCAACTAAAAAAGAAGAAGGAATCCAGTTACAGGAAATTAAAGTTAAACACGCAAAAATCACTATTGAGGGTGATGGAGATTTAGTCCTTAATAAGATGAATGATGTTGTAGCAATGGATTTGATTAATGCCAGAAAGGACAAAGCAAAGAGAACTGAAAAATCCAACGTTTGGGAAGAAATTATTACATCTATGCACTGGAGAGATGGAAAACCTACAGATTTCTCAGAGGAAGGTCTTGTTGATGCACTCACAAATAATGCACCATGCATTACATCTTTCGGACTCCTTAAATCATTCTGCGATTCGGTTGTCAGAAACGGCATCGACAAATACAGCACAAAATTTAAAGCAGGAGTAAACGTAATCGCAAAAGGCGGATTAATCCCGATCACATTTGCCGAACACCGCATTGATGAAAAACTCATGTCACCTAAAAAAGGTTCTCCGGTGCTGGTACATCTGAATAGATTTTCTGGATGGAAAGCAACATTCGAGATTTCATATGTTGAAAACATCTACTCTATTGAACAGATTATCAACATCATTGAACTTGCAGGATTTGGCTGTGGTATTGGTTCTGGACGAACAAGCGGATATGGAAGATATCATGTTTCCAGAGAAAATATTGAAATTTATTAAATAGTGATTTTCAGTGGTATATGAATCCGGGTGAATGCCCGGAAAACACAGAAGAATATAATACTTTAAAACATCAAAAAATAGAAAATTATAAAACATTCATTCTGTTTCATATGCCACTGAGCATATATAAAAAATAGAAAAGGAGAATTAAAATGGCAGAAAACAAAAATGCAGTATCAACACAGAATCAGGAAAAGAGAACACCGGTAAAGTTAAATACCGATTTCAGTTTAGGAATCTTTGGAAGTTCCGACAATTTCACAATGGCAACTCAGATGGCAAAGGCTTTCGCCCAGTCAACAATTGTTCCGAGAGAATATCAGGGCAATTTTGCGAACGGTCTTGTAGCAATTGATATGGCAAACCGTCTGAAAACAAGTCCTCTTACAGTTATGCAGAATCTCGATGTTATTCAGGGAAGACCTGCATGGAGAGCCACATTCTTGATTGCAATGATTAACAGTTCCGGTAAGTATGATATGGAATTGCAGTTCGACGAAAAGAGGGATAAGAACGGTAAGCCTTATTCCTGTACTTGCTGGACTGAGAAAGACGGAAGAAAGGTAACTGGAATCGAAGTCACAATGGACATGGCGAACGCCGAAGGATGGACAAAGAAAAACGGTTCAAAATGGATTACTATGCCACAGGTAATGCTAAGATACAGAGCTGCTTCTTTCTTCTCAAGAATGAATTGCCCGGAACTTTCAAACGGATTGTATACCACAGAAGAAGTTATCGAAATTGCAGATGCAGATTACAAGGTATATGACTTAGAAAAGGCCGTTGAAGAGGATATCAAAAAACATGCCAATACAGAGGAATTTGTGCCAGTAATCGAGGAACAGCCTAAACAGCCAACAGTCGCAGAATCCGTAAAGACTGCCGAGAAAGAGCCAGTTCCGGCAGCAGGTAAAGAACCAGAAATTCCGGATTTTATGAAGCAGGAGGAAATGTGATATGAACAATAAAGAAATTTTACAGAAAGCAAAGGAACTGGTTGAACTCTTGGAAAAGCAGGAAGAATCTGGAAAGGTTGAGTTATCAACACTGAAACGAGGAGATGTGTTCCAGACCACCGGAAAGCGTAAATACATGGTTCTGGAACAGTATGAAGATACAACGAAAATTATTTCGCTTGATCTGGTGAAAGAAAATGTAGAGTTTGGTGATACCTCAGATTACAAAACATCAAAGGTAAAGAAACTGTGTGACACTGAAATTCTGAAAGACTTCGAAAAAGAATTCGGGGCAGAAAATATCGAAACACACACAGCAGATATTATCACTGCGGATGGACAGAAATTAGGGACTGTTGATTGTAAAATTCGACCGATTACGTTTGATGAAGCGCGCGGATATACAGATATCACACCGAATCCGTGTTTAAACGATTGGTATTGGACATTATCGCCATGGTCAACGAAAGAACGTGGATGGGAGAAAGCCTGTGCCGTTGTTTTCCCTTCGGGCATTATTAGCAACAGCAGTTACGACTTCGAGAATGGTGTTCGCCCAGCTTGTATCTTAAAATCTAATATCTTTGTATCTAAGGCGGAGGAATGATTATGAAGAAAAATCTGAAATATTTTGAGGATGAATTATCCCGATTAAGTAAAGAGTTCACGGAATTCAAGAAAAAGCACATCGGAAAGCCGGAAATCGGAAAAGCTATTGAACTTGCAGGTATGGAATGGCTGATTCTGGATAAGACAGAAAAAGGATATTTTGCCATTTTGAATGGATTTGATGGAAAAGAAAGAACATTTGATTCAGCTTCAAATAACTGGATTTTGAGTAAACTGAGAAATGAGTTAAATACTCGTTTTCTTAAAAAAATTACGGACGAGTTTGGAGAAGATGCAGTTATTGAGTTTGATCGAGATTTGCTTTCTTTGGACGGCCAGACAGAATACGGACATTGTAAAGATAAGATTTCGATGTTGACGGTGGATGAATACCGAAAATACAGAAAATTCCTTCCAAATATGGATAAATGGTGGTGGCTGCTTACTCCATGGAGTACACCAGCAAATGGTTACAGTGTAACGAATACCGTTGTTTCCCCTTCGGGCGTTGTTAGCAACGGCAGTTGCAGCAACGTCGATGGTGTTCGCCCAGTTTGTATCTTTTCTTCTTCAATCTTTGAATCAGGAAATGATGATTGATGGCGAATGAAGATTTAAAGGTAATAATAAAGGCCAAGCAACTTGCAAAGCATACATTAATAGTTACGAGTAATGCCAGACGATACCCGAAAAAATACAGGTTTTCACTTGTAGATAAAATGCAAAATAAAGCATTGGAAATTTATGAGTCACTATTTGAAGCCAACCGAACTGATCTGAAAGATTATAAAAGAGAGCGATTAGAACTTCAAACAAAAGCCATTACTCATTGTGATGAGTTGATGTACTTTATAGAACTTTCATATGAATTAGGAATTATCAATTCCGGTGGAATGGAAGCATGGTCGCAAATGGTAAAAGATATAAAGTACATGACTATTTCATGGAGAACAAAAGACAGAAAAAGATAATTTTCACAGGTTATGCACTGCGAATACCGTTGTTTCCCCTTCGGGCAATATTAACAACAACAATTACAACAATGAAAATGGTGTTCGCCCAACATGGATCACATGCAGACAGAGTAAGCGTAAAGCTGAAATCAGAAAAGATACAAGCAAATGCATAACCTTTCCGCAATGGACAAACATAAAGGAACAAAATAAATGGATAAAGAAATTGTTGCAAATTTTGAGAATTTATATCGTTCTTACAAAAAGGTTAAGAGCGGTAAGAAATTTAATTCAGGTACTGCAAGATTTTCTAATTTGTCTCTTGAAGGCATTCATCTCTTGAAGGAACAATTGGAAAGTCAAACGTATACCATAAATCTGTATAATAAATTTCAAATTCATGAGCCAAAAGAGCGAACGATAGAATCATGTGCATTTAAGGATAAAGTAGTGCAGAGATGCTTTTCTGATTACATTCTGACACCGAAACTTGAAAATATCCTGATTAAATGGAACACTGCCGGGCAGCAAGGAAAAGGGCAACATATGGCAATGGACGGGTTAAGAAATCAAATGTTGGATTTCTATAAAAGAAATGGAATGAATAGTTGGATTGTAAAATGTGATATTCACAAATACTTTTATTGCATAGACCATGAAATCATGAAAGATGTTTTGGATTATTACTTTGATGATGATTTTACAGTCTGGTTAAACCATTTGTTTATTGACAGTACAGGTAATCCCGGGCTTCCATTAGGAAATCAGGTAAATCAGAAGTACGCATTGTTGCTTTTACATTCACTGGATCAGATGATAACGATTGAATTTGGAAATCCATATTATGGACGATACAACGATGATTTTTATGTGATTTGTAAAACGAAAGAAGATGCCAGAGAAATTTTTGAAGCAATCCGAATGATGATTGAAAGCCTTGGACTGGAACTAAACCCTAAATCACAAATTGTACCATTTCGCATGGGCTTGTGTTATCTGGGTTTTCATCATTACGTGACTGATGAAGGAAAATATATCAGAAAATTGCGTGGTGATAAGAAACGAAAAACACAGAGAAAAATCCGAAGATGGGTACGGGCAGTAAATGACAGGAAGATGTCGATAGAAAAATTCCATGAAAAATACGGAGCATGCAAGAATCATATGCTTCATGGAAATTGCACCAAACTATGCCATAGTATGGATTTGGATATTGAAAGGAGAATGAAGTGAGATTAATTAGTCAGAATGGGGAATTTGATGTTCCTTATGAAATTGCAGTATTAAGTAGAACAGGAAATATCATAAGAGTATATGTGCCGATAGTTGGTGAAAAAGGAACAATTATGGCGACATACTCAACAGAAGAAAAGGCTAAGAAAGTTATGGAAATGTTGCACAACACATATACAGGAGCATTCTTCGCACAGAATATAGAAGTTCCAGAAGATATCGAAAAGGAATTTATGAATATGGCAGCAACAAAAGGTTTTGGAATCATCAAAACAATGGTTAACAGCCCAGATATGAAATTCGAACCGGCAAACATCGTGTTCAGATTCCCGGAGGATGATGAAGTATGAAGAGAGTAGACAGCAAGAAGGACTGGGAACAGATAATAACCATTGAACTTACGTTGAGGGAACTCAAATTGATACGAGACAGCATGTGCAAAGTAAGTTATGCGGAGTTAGAGAGTCTAAATAGAGGGAAGGACATACCATATGCCTATTCCGATTTAGAGAAAGCCATAGATGAAGTTGAAAATATCTTAGAAGCATAAATGCAATGTACAGAAAACGAGGTGATGTCATTTGTTCATGCGAATAATTTCAACAGGAAGTATTAAAGGAAATTGTTACGCTTTGCAGTCAAGTACAGGCGAGATTGTTTTTCTTGACTGCGGATGCAACTACAAGAAAATCCTTAGAGGGATTGACTACCAGATAAGCAATGTTTCTGGCGTACTTCTCTCCCATGAACACGGAGATCACACTGGCAATCACAACAAAACTGTTCGTGAAATCATGAACGCTGGAATCACGGTCTATACCGGAGCAGAAACAATCAAAAATTTAGGCATAACGGACGGAACTATAAAAGCTGTTGCTAAAAAGAAATACTTCAAAATCGACTCGTTCAGCGCAGTTCCGTTCAGCCTGCCACATACATCTGCAAATAAAGAGCCGTGCCCGAACTTCGGGTATCTAGTGGAACATGAGGAAATGGGAAAGCTTCTTTACCTGACAGACTTTGAGCATTGCCGGTACAAATTCAAATCAATGGAACTTAATCATTTGGTTATTGGTTGTAATTACTGCGAGGAGCTGATAGACAGAAACAACTCGAAGTGGGAGCACCAGATCACTGGGCATTGCTCTTTATCAACTTGTAAGCAATTCATTAAGGAAAATCGCACAGAATCACTTCGGACGGTAACACTTGTACATTTAAGTGGGGATTCATCTGATGCCTGTAAAATACAGAAAGAAATACAGGAAGTCGCAGGAGACAATGTTCTGGTTCAGATCGGACGGGCTGGATTAGAAGTTGACTTGAATTTGTGCCCGTTCTGAAAGGAGGAATTTTTATGGAGATGGCAGACTGTAGCAAATGTAGATTCCGTAATTGCTGTACGTTAGCATGGGATTACGGTTCACTTTACTGTAACGATTATGAGGAGGAAGATATATGAAAGAATGGTCAGAAAAATCTCTTGCCGCAGAGGGATATAAACTTATGAATGCCGAAATCACATGTGTATCATTGAACTTCAGAGACCACGGAGTACTTACACTTGACTTATCTCTTTCCGGTGGTGGATGGGGATGCGTATACGGCGGATATGCACTTGGAAATGGTTATCTCGGTGCAAGAGAATTTAAAGGTTATGCATCTGGGCTTGAAGCAATCATGCGAATTATGGACATAGTTGGAGTCGATGATTTGATTAATCTCAAAGGAAAACATGTTAGGGTTGCTACAAAAGGATGGGGAAATAGTGTAAAAATCATTGGAAATTTTATCAAAGATGATTGGTTTGATTATGAAAGCTTCTTTGAAGATAAAAAAAGGGAGGATGAAACATGAAAGTTTTCTTGAAAATGTTGAGCAAATTAAAGAAGCCGTCAACTCACAGTAATCCAGAAGACATTGACCCGTTGTTCTGTCGGTACAATAAGGGCTGGAATGATGCAATCGAGAAGGTTGAGAAGCTGCTTTGTTCGTCTGGTTTATCGGATGCGTGGATTCCGGTAGATGTGAAACTGCCACCGGAACCAAAACCTAATCATATTTTTAAAGGAGACATATATTTGATTGCTACCGAAAAAGGAACAATTCCATTCAGAGCAATGTGGAATGGAGAATATTTTACAGACGGTTTCGAAAAATTGAAAGTAATTGCATGGATGCCTTTGCCAGCTATGCCAGAACCGTACAAGGAGAACAAACATGAATAAAGTAATTTTGATCGGACGTTTGGCAAAAGACCCAGACATCCGAATGGGAACAAACAATATAACAATTGCCAGATACACACTTGCAGTTGAGAGACAGTATCGCAAAAACAATGACCGTACATCAGACTTCATAAATTGTGTTGCACTTGGAAAGAATGGCGAGTTTGCCGAAAAATATCTGTATAAAGGAATGAAGATTGCAGTTATCGGAACTTGGCAGACTGGAAATTACACTGACAAGGACGGAAAGAAAGTCTACACAAATGATTGCCTTGTGGAAACACATGAGTTTGCGGAAAGCAAGAAGAGTCAGTCAGAAGAACAGTCGCAGCCACCAGTTCCAAATCCAGAACAGGACACAAGTGGATTCATGGATATGCCGTCAATTATGGATGACGAACTTCCGTTTAATTAAGGAGTGATGAAATGAAACCAGTTTTAGAAACAAAATCTACATACAAAGGTTATCCATATGTAGTTCTGTTTATGCCTGGAGCATACAGATGCGGATATGTTGGAGTACCTTACAGCCATAAGTTAGCAAAGAAAGATGTTGATAATTTGGATTATCTTAATTGCCATGGCGGAGTTACTTACGCAGAACCATATCTATATGAATGCAATGACGACAATACATGGTGGATTGGATTTGATTGTGCTCACTGCTTTGACGGGTATGATGTTGATGCAGCGAAACAGTATTTTGGAGATGATCCAGATTTCAAAAGAATATTTTACACAATGGAAGATTTCTGGAGAGAATCAAACAGAGATTCCGAAAGCAAAATCCGCTCACTTGCTTATGTCAAAGATAAGTGCAAGAAACTCATTGACCAGATTGAAAAGGAGTGATGCCTGATGGATTATAAAAAATTTCGTCAGGTCAAGGCTATCGAAGCAAGCAATAAGAAAAGACTTTTAAAAGTCAATCCCAAATTGGATGATGGAGCCGGGATATACATGTTGTGGCGAACGGAAACCCACGGGTACGTAGGACAGTCGAAAGGAATATTAACCAGACTAGCACAACATATGACTGGATACGAGCAACATATTGACCTTTCTATGAAAGCTCATGGGCTGTATTCAGAAAGCAATAAGAGCGGTTATAAGATTGATTTCTTTCATTGCCCGATTGATGAACTTGACGAGAAAGAAAGAGAGTACATTCAAAGAGTGATTGATGCCGGATGGATTATAAAAAACAAGACAGCTGGCGGACAGGATGAAGGGAAAGAAAAGATCGCTGATTACCGACCAGCAAAAGGTTACCGTGATGGGTTGAAGCAAGGCAAAATTACCCTTGCAAGAGAATTGAAACATATCATTGATACTCACTTAGAAGTATCAATCAGATCAGAAAAGTTAAACAACAAGGTGTCTATAAAGGCACTTGAAAAATTCAACAATCTTCTTGATGAAGACTCTTACAAATGATAAAACTGGCAGTTCTGCCAGATAAATTCCAATTAAATAAATGAAAGGAGCTTGCCTTCATATGACGAAAGGGTGCACCGGGCTTCTTTTGAACAATGAAATTAAAATGTGAAATATACAGAGATTCAATGCAGAATTATAAACGTTACATGATTCCAAAAGCTCAATTAATTATTGCTGACGTACCATATTGCATAGGCGGCAATTTCTATGGCAGTAGATGTGATTGGTATATTGGCGGCGATAACAAAAACGGTGAAAGTAAATTAGCCGGAAAAGCAGCTTTTAATTCGGATTTCAACTTTAACTTGTACGAGTATTTTCATTTTTGCTCAAGAATGTTGAAGAAAGAGGACAAGAAACCCATACAAAGAGGAAGAAGCAGCAATTCGCCATGCATGATTGTGTTCTGTTCATTTGAGCAGATTCAAACACTGATTAATGCAGCTTCAAAGCATGGATTTATACACTACATACCGCTTGTGTTCATTAAAAATTACAGTCCGCAGGTACTAAAAGCTAACATGCGCGTGGTAGGTGCCACGGAATATGCGCTTCTGTTTTACAGAGACCGACTTCCAAAATTCAGAAATGGCGCACAGTTTGACGAAAATGGAAAGACAATCAGAGGAACCGGACACATGGTATTCAACTGGTTCCAGTGGGAAAAAGACCCAAAAGATATCCCAAAGATTCACCCTGCGCAGAAACCAGTTGCACTTTTAAAGAAACTGATTGAAACGTTTACTGATTCCGGCGATGTAGTTATTGACCCATGCTGTGGAAGCGGAGCCACATTGCGAGCTGCGTATGAACTTGGGAGAAATGCCTATGGTTTTGAAATCGATAGAAACTTTTACGAAAGAGCTAAAAATGAAATGCTTGTATTTGAGGAAGACCCGCAAATGGACATAAGTGATTTTATTTAATATGCGCACGCCCTCTGGGATTGGAACAGCAAAACTTGTTTCCCGGCATATCACGCTATCCGGTTCCAGAGGTAAAAAGAAAAGAGGTAACTATGGTAAGTAAATATAACACCGAAAGAAAGTATCTCGAGGGACAAGAGAACAGAAAAGAAATTTATCTGTTTCTTATCAGATATTTTACAAAATATGGATACGCGCCGTCATTTAAAGAAATTGCCGAAAACTTTGGCATATCAAAAGCAATTGTGCAACGACATATGAGACAGCTTGAACTTGATGGATTGATTGCTACTGCACATCCGAATACTCCGCGAGCGTTCCGCCTTGTTGGATATGAATATCAGAAGGTGGAAGAAGTATGAGAATATACAGTGTTTTCGAGAATGAACAGTGGAATGGCGATATGACCGCTGATGATATTTCACAAATGCTGAAAGGATTGGTGAGAGCATGAACAGGGCAGAGAGAAGAAGGCAGCAGAAAGCATCTGAGAAAACACGCTTAAATGCACCGTACAATTTCAGCAATTTCAGTCTGGAACAAATTTCAAAGGTGACAAGTGCAAGAGTTGAGTCCTTAAAACTGTATCTGATGCAACGTGAAGATGAAATGCGCAAGGAAATATCGGAAGAACTGATTTCAGAATCACAAAAAAAGCTTTGGAAAGCAGAGGGCTATATCGCAGTTGCAAATGTTCTTATCAGTTTGTTTGCAATTAAGAAAACATGGGGATTTACAAAATCCAATCAGAGATTCTTAGAAAACCTAAACTTTGCCAAAGAACACATTGAAGAAGTTGGAATTGAAAAAGCATACCAGGAAGCAAAAGAAACAATGGGAATTAAACTTGAATTTGATTCCATAAATATGAATAAAGAATTTGGATTTGGAGAAAGTGAGGACTAATCATGGCAGAGAATTGCAATGAATGCAGCATTGCGTGGATTCGCGGTGGTGAGTACGCAGAAGTATCAGCGCATAACGGCAGTAAGATGAAAGGAAGAGTCCTGAAGCTTGCAGAACAGCATCCAGAAGATGTGAAGATTCTGGCCACAAACAAAGATGGTTCCATATTTGCCCATGTTCCAGTTAAATACGTGAAATTACGAGCACCAAGAGAATTAACAGAAGAACAGAGAGCGGAACTGGTGGAACGTGGCAAGAATATGTCGAGAAATAAATCAGTTGATTACGAAAAAACGTCAGACTTCGATTCTGATGATGAAGATGAGGAAATGTTCGATGTTTAATGAAAGAATGGGAATTAATGTTGAAAATGGCAAAAGTAGGATTTGCC